CCAATGCCATAACGCAGTCATCGTGAAAGCCTGATGGTGCAGAGTACTTAACCCCATTAGCCGTGAACTGATATTCAAAGACTTGCAGTTCATTTGTGATTGCGCCTTCAGGGAATCCTATCTTTTGTTGTTGTATGGCAGTTGCAAGACCTTCCATAAGTTGCTGCTTACTAGAACTCGTGAACTTTAAACCTTCTATTGCAATGCCTTCCCTTTGTAAGTCTTCTAGGATAGGGTCGCCTACACCTGTACTATCCACCAATATTGGGCATTTAGGCAGCCTCTTTATATTTTCCTTAGTATTATGCCAATCCATTTGATACCTGTCAAAATAAGCCACATTCCCTGCATTATCAAGACCTATGATAACTGTATGGTCAACAGACTTTGCAAGGTCAATACCAAATGCAACTATTTGTTGGTTGCTAATTGGCTTGATACAATCCTGTATAAATTTATTACCAAATGGGTTTGCGCTATTCTCTGATGGGTTAGCCATATATTCCTGCTCAAACACTACGTTTGGCAGTTGCATCCTAGCTTCATCAATTTCTTTTGGGTCTATGAATGGGTTATCATAGCTAGTGAATTTAAAGGATGCCCAATCCTGTTCACCATCTTTCATAAACAGGCTATAGAAATAGTTTTTCCCTCTAGGGGTAGATAGGAATACTGCCTTACCTTTATAGTCAGTTAGGGTTGGTCTAATACTATTTTGCCATCCTGCTTCTAGGTCAGGGATAAAAGATGCTTCATCTACAATAACCAAATGGAATTTTCTACCTCTTAGATTATCTAATCTTTCACCTGTGAAGAATTCTACTTGCCCACCATTAGGGAAGTCTATTTTTAAATCAGACTTGTTTTTAGGCAATTCTAGGGATTCTGTCAGCTTACTGAAGAAAACCTTAGCTAATCCATAAGTAGGGGTTATATAAGCTACAGAAAGACCTTTAACGGCATATGTAACAGAAAGTACCTGTGATAGTTCTGATTTACCAAATCTTCTACCACACATAACTACCCTGAATCTTTTTTCACATTCTAGGATTTTTTCTTGATTACAATGTGGTGTTGGTAATTCTATGCGCATTATAAAATGGTTTTACCATTCACAAAAACAACCTCTATTTTATTATCTGATTTAATATCCATTTGTTCCTTTGGTTTGCCATATACTCTAGTTAGTAAAGTATCCAATGAATATAGGCTACCATTGCTCATAGACTTTAATATGGCTTTTGCTATTGTCTTTTCTAGTACAGTTGCTTTATCATTTGTGCTTACTGATTTTAGTTCTTCTTCATCCATAGACATTAAAGCCTGTATGCTATCGTTTATTTCTGATAGCTTGTACCCTTGTTCCTTCAATAGGCTGACATATTTTCTAGGTCTGCCATTTGGATTCCCTGAAACTCCTTTAGGGAACTGATGCTCTATTATATCCTTTGCTGCCATTGTGCTGCTATTGTGTTGTTTATTTATCCAATTTAGATTTAAAATGCTCACAAAGTAATTCCATCTTTGCTATGTAGTATGTGCTAAAGTCTTTGTACCCCTCGTTGTTCTGTTGATAGTTTATAAATAAAATACCCCTCAATCTTTGTGATGGGGTCTTGTTTGATTCTAGGTCTGTCTTAATACTATCAAGATTATCTAATTCATCTTGTTGAAATGATTCTTCTTTGATAGCTATATAGCAGAATCTTTGGTTAAGTTGGAATACCTGTGCTGCATCAACAGGTGATAGTTCCTGTGTGCCAAAGGTAACTTTAATGGTCTTATCCTTTCTAGATGTTAATCCTTCTATTTGTGCAGGTAGTATTATCATTTGCCTTGTCCCCTTGATGGTTTTGGTTTGGGTGTATGTTTATTATAAGACTTTTTTGCCTGTCCTCTTTTGCGCTTACCAAATGAAACTTTGGATGAATCGCTTTTACCTTTTGCCATTTAATTTCTCTTTATGTTTGCTTTTTAAATATTCCATATGTGTCTTTGTGTCCCCCATAACTAAATGACATTGCCTACATAGTGCCATTAGGTTATTTATATTATCTGCCTTTTTATCACCGCCCATTCCCCTAGCTTCTATATGGTGTATGTCAACTGCCTTTGCACCACAGGATTCACATAAAATAACGCTATCTATGCCATAACCAAAGTAATCTAAATATAGTTTAGTGTGTTTCTTCATTCATTATTATAAAGTTTAAAGATACGAATACAAATCCTATGTTTAAACTCTTATGTAATTGTGCAAATTCATCTACTGAATATCCTATTGAAATACCTAGTTGTATTGTTTCTGTTAATACCCCTAATGATATTCTAAAGTTACCAAATTGTATAGAATACTCCATTACTTATCTATTTGCTTTAACTTATTTATTGCCCATTCAATGCCTGAAGTACCACCCCAAGCATCCCACATTAACCCACCACACCCTTCAGAGTATGGTACATCTTTACTTTGTTGATGCCTTTTAAATGATGCCATCCTAGCTATGGTATCCCTAGATATGTTTTCTTTATTCGCTAATTGGTTTGCCCTAGCTTTACCTACTGCAGTTCCACATTCACCCCATCCGTTTTCTTCTGCCCATTTTAATGCTCTCTTTGCATTGTTACTAGCTGATTCAGGATAGTCATTATAAGTTTCTTCATATTTACCACTAGCTATAATTGCTGCCCATACTTTAGCAGCTTTTTCTTCTGTGTCATATATGCAACTACCTGTACCTATTCTGTACTTACCATTAGATTTACATTTGTATATCGGCATTACCTATCAATTTATTATAAATAGCAAATCTTTTATTATTTATGGTGTGCAGGTTAAAGTTGGCATTGCAGTAATCAAATAGCTTCTGTCCATATTCAATCCTAGCTGCTTCATCAAAGGTCAATAGCTTAATCCATTTATACCAATCCTGTTGATTGTTTACATAGCATACAGGCATATCCTTATAAGGGTGTACGTTGCTAACTATAGCAGGGTTTTTCTTTGCTGCAGTCTCTAATACCTTTAGGTTTGATTTCATAGCACCGAACTTATTTTCTACCAATGGGATTATACTTATATCAGAATCAGCATAAGCACCCATATAATTACTAACATCTGCATAGTCATAGATAGTTGGGTTCAGCTTTAATCCGTTTGTAAATACTCCAATCATCCTATCCCACAAATGCTTTTCCCCTAGATTATAACCTGCAATAACTGTTCTTACAGGGAAGTTAATTTTCTTCATTGGATTTCTAAGAATATCTAAGTCAGGAACGTGAGTACCTGAACCTGCCCAAAATAATCTAACCAAATCAGATTCTAATTTATTATCCTGAAATTGTTCCTCACCATAAGGTAAAGCATTAGGAATTATTTCTACATTAGGATTTAACTTATATATTTCTTCTGCCAATCTTTCGTGCGTACAGGTGCATAGGTCTGCAACCTTCATATACTCTGTAATGATTTCAGCAATATTACTTTCTCTATATCTTTGTGCAAGAACGTGCGAAGGTGGTAAAACCCAATAGTCATCATTATCTACTATTAGTTTAAAGTTATATTTTATCTTCATCTTCACTAATAATTTAGCATCTGTTGAAGCTAAGAACCTATTAAATAAAACTATGTCATAGTTATTATCAAATACTGCCTCATTGATTGTATCTGTTATCATACAATAGTTTTTGCGCATATTGACTAATGGCATCATTATTCTATGATAACCTACCCCACTAAATTTGTTTGTAATTGCTAGTATTCTCATAAAGGAATATAATATGCTTTAGTTCCATTTGAATAATCAGATACATTTTTATTATGCAAATCCCAAGTCTTTTTAACTAAATCCATTTTGTTATATCCATAAGCATCACTACCATTCTGCTCAATATGTGTAGCTTTAGTCAATGGGATGAACTTTGTATGTAATCCTGCTGCCCTGCATCTAGTACAGTAGTCTAAGTCTATTGCTCCATATGGGTCTAATTCTTCATTAAATGCGCCTAGCCTATTTATTGTTTCTTTTGATATTGTAAAATTACCAATCAAATCTAATGAATCACCATTGAAGCCATCTAAAGGAATTGAGCATATGCCAATCGTTTTATCCTGCATAAATTGATTTCTAGTTATTAGCCAATTATCAGGCTCTAGTATATCATTGCCCATAATCGTAACATAATCAAAATTGTTTAATTGCATCAATCCTTTATTGATTGCATAAGCAATACCTGTTTCATCTATAATGCTGATTAAGTCTATATGCTTACCTGCATTTTTAATGTTATGAAACAAAGTTTCAATGTTTCTACTTTGGTAGTTTAAATATATTACTGCGTTCATCTAGGTTTATTTTCTCCTAATTTTCTTGCAGGTACTCCTGCATATTTTGTATATGCCTCGCTTTGACCTTTAAAAAATGCACTTGCTCCAATCATACAACCCTCATTAATTACACTAAATTGATGCAATACTGCATTAAGTCCTATGTTTGAATTTTGCATAATAGTAGAATGCCCACCTATTTTTGCTCCGCAACTAATTGTAACATTAGATAATATCTTACAATCGTGTCCTATATGTGCGTGTTTCATAATAAAACAATTATGCGCAATCATTGTCGTTTCTTCTGTACCTGCATCTATTGTAACTAACCCTGTAATTATATTATTATCCCCTATAAAAACTTTGCCTTTTGGCTTATCCCAATATTTTTTATGCTCTGCCTTATCCCCTATAATACAATATGCACCTATATAATTGTTATCCCCTAATACAACATTATCACCTATCATTGCAGTTGGATGTATAAAATTAGCCATTTGATTTTGGTTTGCGACCACGCTTTTTTGGTTCTAAAATTTCTTTTTGTATCATATTTAAATCTTCATCTAATACTTTATCATAATACTTATATAGTCTTAATACCATATCCATTCTACAATTTCCGCACCAAATAGTCAAAATAAAATTAGGGTCTATGTATGTTCTATATATATGCTCATACATTTTCATAATACCTAAATCTAAATTCCTAAGAAAACCACTTTGAGCAGTTTCATAATTATTGATGTGTTGATTTAAAAAATTCCTATGTTCTAATTCCATATTTTATATATTAAAGTTTCTACAATAGATGCCATAAACCCTGATATAAATAAAACACTTGCAATGTTTACAATTAATTCAGGTGTAAAATATAATACGACTGCAATCCATGCAGCCAAACAACTTCCACAACTGAAAGGTTTGAAATTGATTCCCCATTTACGGTGCAGGTTGTGGATAGTATTAAAAAATAATGATGCACAGATACTTGTTAAGATTATTTGAATCATTTTCGTATGTGTTTTTTTAGTTCAGTTTTAGTTTGTTTCAAAGTTCTTATGATTGACATATAAGGTATTCCTGTCTGTCTGCTTAATTCCTTTGCGTTCTTATTAAAATCAAAAGTGTATAGCCTTAATATTTCCTTTTGATACCAATGTAGTTTTTCAATCCCCTGCTCCATTACATCAATTACACTTTCATTTTCTACCTCTGCAACTTCCTTACCATTAAATTCTGTATAGTTCCTGTACTTTTTCCAAAATTGGCTTCTATCAGATTTAATCATATTTAGCATAGTTCTTACTATATAAAATCTAATTTCATTCCTTTCATATAATCCATCTAACTTTGCATCATCCATTTCTAAAAGAACCATAAAGACTTCTACCTTCAAATCATATTGCAATTCTTCAGGCTGCATCTTTGCAAATGCCTGATTGACTTCATCATTAAGCCAATATTGCTCTATAATTTTATTTTTGTCCATTCAATTAGTACAGGCTGATTATCTTTTTCAGTACAAATATATACTAATCCCTGACAATTATGGATATCTTCTAATCTTTCTTTTTGTTCAACACTTAACTTATCACCTATTTTTTTTACTTCAACTGCAACATACCTTCCTTCTGATGTGTAACCTTGCAGGTCTGCCCATCCTTTTTGTATTGTTCCTTTGCGTTTTCCGTATGGTATATTGTTTACTCTGTTAAGCCTGTACCCAATATATTCTAGATTTTTCTTTGCCCATTTAGTTAGGTCGTTAGCCGATATGTCCATAGTAAATCGTAAAATTGTTTTTTAAAGGTAAGCCTATTTGTGCCATCAATAGCATCCTGTCTTGTAGGATAGCAATCAAAAAAGTTAATCGTGTAGCAATATTTTACACTACCACAGTAGGTATATTTAACCTGAAAGACCCTCAAAGTATTTGACAAGTGCTAATTTTTTACATTGTGTATCAATAAAATCATCATCTTTTAGTTTTTTACTAAACTCTTTTGCATCTAATCCAATTAATTTATTCATTTTCATTAGGTTATCTTCCCTAACCATCCTAATAATTTGTAACATTTCGTGTTCCTCAAATTTTAATTTGCCCTGCTTTAGTAATATTGCAAATACCTTATTAGCATTAAATATCCTGTTAAAGTCATTTTTAGGCGATTCTAGCCATTCTTTCTGTGTGAATGATACAATATCATCATCTGATAATTTTGGCGGCTCAATTTCGTTTATAATCGGTTTTATCATTTTTCTTACTTCTAGTGCTTTTTTTGTATAGGCTGACATAACCTGACCAATGAACTTAGGACTAAACTTTTCATAGTGTTCTGTACTACAATCTAATTTACCCTGTACTGCCATTTTGAATGCTAATCTAAATTCTTCAATAGTAAACAATGGATAGCTAGTTCTGATGAAATCTTCAATAACTATCATTTCCTGTGTATCAGGATATTTAGTAAATCCTAATAATGTGAAGATGTAAGCTAAATTTTCTTTCAGGGTAATGGGTGAAACTAGATTTAGTTTGTTCCCTTTGAATGCTTCAGCTATTTCATTATCAACTATGAACCCACTTTGCAAGGGCATCCATTCGTTCCCTGCTTGTGGCAGTTGGGTTAAGTGTTTTTGAATTTCCATATCTTAGTTTGTTTTTAGTCCAAGTATTTATTCTTCTTTTTACATCAAAGAACTTTTCTAACTCATATCGCAATTTACCATTTTTATCTGATTCACACCAATATTCTATAAATTCATTATATGAATCACCTAGTATATCTTTAAATTCTTCTATACTATTAACAAAATTATCTTTAGTATTATTATTAGTTTTATTTTCTTTTATTTCCTTTTCTTTTCTTTTCTTTGCATTACCCTCCCCAATAGCCACCCCATTAGCCTCCCCATTTCCCCATCTAGAAATTGCTCCATTTTTACCACTTTCACTTAGTTTTGCTCTTAGTCCTAGATGGTCATTTAATCTTTCTGACCAAAATTCACCTTCATCAATTTTAAAAAGGTCAAATTGCATTATAACACCTTTTACCTTTATATCAGTTGATTGCATTTGCATAGCTAAAACAGGTATCAACTCAATAGGTAATTTACCACCTGCATCTGCTAATCTTTCAATAATAAACCAATAAATACCATAACCTTCCATACCTAATTGATGCCTTAAAAAAAGCACCTTTGTATCATTAGCTGCATTATAATCGTGGCTAAAATAATATGACTTGTTTTTCATAAAATAAAAATGGGGTTCAGATTCCCTGCTAGTCGCATTAGCAGTTCATCATCCCCCCAATATTGTTTATAAACTAAATGCGACTTAGTTCTTTGTTATTTAGAAGACAAATATAAAGCATATTTATCCATTTCCTCACAAAGTTGTTCTATTTTTTCTTTGAACCAATATTCAGTAGTCATTATATCCCTACACTTAGTGATTGAATATAATACTGTTGTATGGTCTTTAACTCCAATATATGAAGTTATTTCTGATAGGCTTAACCTTGTATACATTCTTAACATATAAGCTGCTGCCTGTCTGCCAAAGATTGTCTTTTGCTTTCTGTTATTTGCTTTAATGTCTGTACTAAATACTTCTTCAACTAACTGAACAATCTTTTCAGGCTTAATAGTTTTATCAGTAACAGGTATTCTAACATCATCTAAAATAACTCCTTCTTTAATTAAAAGATTTTGAAGGTAATTAAAGCTATCTTTTTGCATCACATATGCTGCGTATATTTCTTCTTTATTTGTCATAATTAAAATTCTAAATCTTTGTTTTCGTTTTTCATTTCATATAAATCTTCATAAATCTGATAGTCAGGATGGGAATTTTTATCTTTGTATTTGTTTTCCCACATTGAATATCTTTTACCTTCTATCGTAAAACTGATTACAATACCTTTGGTAGTTTCTTTTTTCCAAGCACCATACTTCTTTTTTTCTTCCGCCATTTTATTTATTTTTAATTAGTGAATATTTAGCTACAAATTTAGGGTTCTTTTTACTACCTACGTTTACTCTTTCTGTAATAATATTATGCCCTTCATCTTTAAGGTTAAATACTAATGCTGCTAGTCTTAATGTCCCATACTTTCTTAATGCCACTAATGGGGTTAATGGTTCTTTTTTAAGGTGATTAAGCACCTGCGTTTGTTGGCTCATACTGTTTGTTTTTAATTTTTGAGAAATTGTATTGATTGTTTAAAGATACTGCATTGTGGATTAGCTTTTTATCAGCATACTGACTAGATACATTTAACCTTTTAACCCATTCATTAAAGTCTAATCTTTCATCAGGAAAAGCAATTCTGCTTATTTTAATACCCCATTTATTTTCCATATTATTTAATTTGATTTTCGTTAATACTTTTTAATGCTTTCTTATACTGCTCTAAGGTAGTATATTGGCTTATTCTATTTGCTATTGAATCTTTGGTTGTACTATCATAAGTTGTATTTTCTAGTAGTACAATCAGTTCCAATCTTTTTTCTTCACCTAATTCATCTTTATGCTCATTTGTAGCATCTGCATCCTTTGTATCATCTATTGCAAATAAACCATTTAAAGCATACTTCCTAGCATAACTAGATGTGCTACCTGTAATCTGTGCAGCATCCATACCTTTCTTAACTTCTTCTTCCCTAGCCCAACCGCTTACACTAATACTATCATCAGTTCCGTCAAGTAGTGTTGCAGTAGCTTTAATGTAGATTCTATCCCCTACCTGTACTACTTCATCACTTATTACTAATGCAGTAGCATATTTATTTAAAATAGGTTTTACTGCCTCAATAATATCCTCTGCATTTCGGTATTTGTATTTACCGAATGCATTGAATTGTCCTTTTGGTGCTTTTAATTCAGCTTGAATTTTTACTAAGTTCATTGTTTGTTTTTTTTAAAGTTACTCAATTTCTGCCATTTTATTATATTCTATTTCTGCCTGATGCTGCATCCATTGTCCGAATGTAAACGCATCATCTTCATAATCATAACCTGCAAATAAGGTTGGCTTTCTGTTATAGAATTTAAAATAATCTTCTACAGATACTAATGTATTATTTACATTAACTCTGCCTTTGTATTGCATTTGCCAATAGATAAAAGTATCTAAAGCATCAATAGTTTCTGTACCATATTTGGTACATAGTTCTGTG